AAATATTTACCTATTGGGGTGGAACTCGTATTCAACCTGGTTTCTCTCATGAGAAGATGGGAGAAAAAGATTCCGTAGGTTCCAGAAACGGCATAGCTCCAAATTATATTCATAGTTTAGATGCCAGTCATCTCATGAAGACCGCTATTGAATGTGAAAAACAGGGGATAACTGCATTTTCGTTTATACATGATTCTTTTGGTACTCATGCTGGCGATATGGAGACCATGTCAAATGTTTTAAGGGAGACATTTGTTGAAATGTACTCCGAAGATTTATTAGAAAGGTTCGTAGAAGATATACAAGGACAGATCCCAAATGAATTATTAGAAGAATTTGAGGAGATAGTTCAAAATTATAAGCCAAAAATGGGGTCACTTGATGTTAGCTGTGTGTTGACATCGTCTTATTTTTTCTCTTAAAGGTTCCATAAGTGGAACATTTTCCAGAAAGGAGATAAGTGTATGGAATTTTATTTGGAAGAAGTCTGGACTGATAGTGAAGACATTATGAACTACTCTGAACTAAGGGAGTACACTAATGTTGACTCTATCCCGGACTTAGATAACCGGGAAGATAACCTAATTAGTTTAATTCAAATGAAAGACTTTTGTGAAATTTTGAAAGGAGGAATTTAAGTATGGCAAAGAAAAAAGGAAAGGCTCCGGTAACACCCGTAGCTCCATGTATGTATCCATTTCTAAAGAAGCCGGATACCCGATGGAAAAAAGAAGGTGAATACCGGGTAATCTTGGTATTTGATCAAGATGACGAATTTATTAAGAAGGTAGAGGCTAAGGCTAAGAAGGAATTTGAGAAGGCTAAAGAAAACATGAAGCCTAAATTGGCTGAGAAATTGAAGTTTGTCTCTCCTGTAAAGGAAGATGAGGACGAAGATGGTAATCCTACAGGGAACGTCAGGTTAACCTTCAAGACCAACGCTCAGTATACAAGGGATGACATTGTGTATCCTATTAAAGTGAAACTATTTGATGCCAAAGGTAAACCAATTAAGAACGTTCCTAACATCGGTAATGGCTCTAAGCTTGCTGTATCATTCAGTCCAGTAGGCACAGTCGTTAAGGGTGAGTTTTACCTTTCACTCTGGATGAATGCTGTTCAGTTAGTAGAACTTGTAGAGTTCAATCCTGATGGGAAAAGTTATGGTTTTGAGTCTACTGATGGTGGCTTTGAAAGCAGTTCAGAGGATGACAGCGATAATGATTTCCTTAATGATAATGACGCTTCTACTCTTGCCGATCCTGATGACTTCTAATAATGGCTAAGAAGAAACCTAACTTTTACGGTAAACATCATTGTAAAGGTGATTATCGTTCCGGTCTTGAAAAAATTAATCAAGACTATTTGCGGAAGAAGGGGATCAAGTATGGCTATGAATCCAGAAAAATCCCCTTCATTGAACCGGCTAAGAAACGGCATTACACGCCTGACTTTTTCCTTCCTAATGGGATAGTTATTGAAACTAAAGGTAGATTCTTATCGAAAGATAGACAGAAGCATCTTTTAGTTAGAGATCAGCATCCCGATCTTGAAATCCGGTTCGTATTCTCCAGAGCTAAGACTCCGATCTATAGTAGATCTAAGACCACATTAGCTATGTGGTGTGAGAAGTACGGATTTAAGTGGGCTGAGAAGCTCATACCAGATGAATGGATCAAGGAACCAAAGAACGGGTTATGGGTAAAAGCTGTGAAGGCACTGAAGAAGTGAAACATCATTGAAGAAATAACTTAATAAATTATAGATAAGGAGGAAATTAAAAAATGGCAACTGTGACATATAAAAATCAACCTGCGATAGATAAGACGAAAGGGAATGTTCCTCTTGCAGGTACGAGCCACTTATATACCGTGAAAAAGGTGTTGTGGCCTAATGCTATTGAATTTTTTCTAAAAACATTACTTGTGGGTAAAAGCCTTCATGTTTGTTCTGGGAAATCAAAATTAGGTGATATTCGACTCGATTTGTATGAGGAAAGTGTGGACATAAAGGCCGATGCAGTAGATATGCCAATCGTGGATAACGATTATGAAACAGTCCTTTGTGATCCGCCATACAATGGCAAGTTTCGATGGAATCATGATCTTTTACAAGAATTAGCAAGGGTAGCATCAAAAAGAATAATTTTTCAACATTGGTTTATACCTGCTACACCATTAGGGCGTTACAAAAAAGCACAAGAAAAATTTGCACTATCATCAATCTATGTTTGGCAACCAAGGACTTATTTTGGAAGGGCGCAGATAATCAGCGTATTTGATAATGTGCCTAACAAATCGCTTAAGATGGGCGGTAAAAGCTGTGAAGGCACTGAAGAGAGGAAAACTTAGATTTAATTAATTAATCAAATAATCATAACTGCCCTGTCATCATTAACTTGGTGGCAGGGCTTTTCTATTTTTAGGGAGGAGATAATCAATGTTAAAAGACACTAAAGGTGTACCACCTGAAGCATTAATAGTTCTAAAGGCTAACTGTGATAGTTCCAAATGTGAAATCACACACTATAATGAACCCACAAATAGACCTGCTGTGAACTACATTCAGCAACAGTTTAGAGATTTCTTAGCTGTTATACCTATTTGTGAAACCTGTGTTGAAAGACTACACAGCAACGATTGGATACTTCTATACTGTGTACAATGCGGAAACTCAATTTGGATTTATAAGCCTAATTCACTTCGCCAATATCATTACCCTGATGGGGAACATATTAAGTGGATGAATGAATGTCATAAATGTTTCATATGGGAGGATGGTGATCATGTTCATTGAAGGAATGTGGAAACCAGTAAAGTCACGGAGACTTAGACTCGATGCTTGTAAAAAGTATGGCTGCAGGTGCGCCAAATATCAAGAAGATAAGAAGATCTTAGTATTTGATTATCATGATGTTAAGGGAAGTATCGTTGCTCAACATGTGTATCATATAGATCATTGGGATAAGCGGTTTTCATGGGAAGGTGAACCTATGTCATCTTCAAGGTTATACGGGAGACACCTTTGGGAAGGCAGTACGAAAAGGCTTGTGATTGCTAAGGGGGAACTTGATGCTATTACTATTGCACAAGCGTTTAACTTAAAGTGGCCTGTAGTTGGACTCCCAGGTTACCGTCATGCTGAGCAGATAATAAAACAAAATTATGAATGGATTGATTCCTATCACGACATTGTGTTGGCATTTGATAACTCTGAAGCTGGCTTACAGGCTACAGAAGAAGTTGCCTCCTTGTTCTCCCCTGGTAAGATCCGGGTTATGGGCTATGATGGCTACAAAGATGCTAATCATATGCTCATGGAGAATGCTAAGGACAACATTGCTATACAAGTGTTCAATGCGAAACCCTTTCGTCCAGATGGGATTATATTTGGAGACGAACTATGGGAGGACTTAATTAGTGAACCCCCTACTGGCTATGAGATACCATATCCTGTACTCAATGAAAAACTAAAGGGATTCAGAAAGGGTAGAGTCTTCTTATTTACTGCTGGTTCAGGTCTTGGTAAATCTACTTTAGCCCATGAGATCAGTTATAACCTACTGACAGAGCACGGTCAGAAGGTAGGAGCAATGGCTCTTGAAGAACCAAGGAAGCGATTAGGTGAACGGTATCTGGCAATAAAGTTGAACCGTCAAATTCATGTTGACCGTGAAGGATTAACTGAAGATGACCTACGTTGTGCTTATGATTCTACTATAAACAATAAGAATTTTTGTTTGTACGATCATAGAGGATCAAAAGATATTAAAACTTTACTTTCAAAGATTCGTTACATGGTGGTGGGTTTAGGTATGGAGTGGATTGTACTCGATCATATTTCAATTGTTGTGTCTGGTACTGAAGAGGTTTCAGAGTCAGAGCGAAAAACTATTGATAGGTTGATGACCGGGTTAGCTACGATGGTAGAAGAATTAGATTTTGGTTTAATTGCTATTGTCCATCTAAAGCGAAAGGATAAAGGGAAGGCATATAATGAGGGCAGACAGGTTGCTCTAAGTGACCTTAGAGGTTCGGGGTCATTAGAACAATTAAGTCATGTTGTTATTTCAATGGAGCGTAACCAACAGGATGAAGAAGTTAAACATTTTAGTCAACTAAGAATACTAAAAGATAGAGATATTGGTAACACAGGGTTGGCAGATGTTCTAATTTATAATCCTGATACTGGTCGATTATTAGCTTCAGAGGAAAACCCATTTGAAAATCAGGAAGAACAGTTTGATAAAGGAGATTTCTAATGATTGAGTGGTGGGCTTATAAGCATATTAACGGAACTATTCATGTGAAGAGATTGTTTGATCACAGTGATTTATATGAAGCACAGGAATCAGATTTTGTAGATCAGGTGGTATTACTTTCATCACAGACTCATGCCGAAGCTGTCATTGAAGCAAATAATTTCTTTAAATAGGAGGTTTTCTAAATGAAAAAAGATAACAAGAAAGAGAGGACAAAGTTCTGCTGGAATTGTCTTTATTACGAAAATCATGGGGAAGATCCTCCATGTAAAACTTGTTTTGGAATAACGAATACAGGGGAGTATTATTGTTATAGAAATTGGAAGGAGGGGGTAGATTATGTTGAATGAAGAAATTAAACATACCTTTGGTGATATTTTAGCCGATATTGACATGGCTTTAAAGTTTGCACACTCCCACTATCAGTGGATGGGTTGGGCATATGGTTTAAAAAAGGAAGTAAAATTACTTCAAGAGAAAGTAGAAAAGGAGGGGGTAGATTATGTGTCATAGTCGTGAGTGTCCATATGAAGACAAAGAGACAGGAAAATGCACATACCGAATGCAAGGGAAGATCTTTGAGACTATGCCTGAAGATGCCATGTGTGTTCATAAGCCTGAATTATTTAACAGATACTTAAAATATAGAGATAAGGAGGATTATATTCATGTTGGGAATGCTTGAAAAATATTTCGATCCATTTGGTACTAAGGCGCCATTGATTGAAGAGATTAGAGAACTGAAGGATGCCTTATATGTTTTACAGAAAAAATATTTTGATACACTTCGAGATAACTATAAGTTAAAATTAGAGTTTGATGATCTTTATAAAGAGTTAATTACAATTCAATGTAGAGAGATTGAACCATTTATTGATTCAGTTTGTCAAGATATGGCTGTAAGAAGTGAAACCTTTATTTCTCATGAGATTGAAGCCCAAGAGTTTCGTATATCTATTACGACTCCAAAGGTTAAATTTATGAATATGGGTCAAACTAAAACTAAGTATAGGCAAGAAGTTATTGATAATTGTTCCTTTGAATTGTCTCAGGCAATCGTTGGATATATTATAAAGGAGTTAGAGCGGAATGACACTCATATTTGATATCGAAACAAATGGCCTATTAGTAGAGAAAGATGGTATACCACCAATGGATAAGATTCATTGTATTAAAATCTATGATACAGAAAGACATCAAATGACTACATATGATCCCGATAATTTGTCAATTGATGATGCTGTGTACCGCTTGGAGAACGTTGATACTATTGTTGGTCATAACATCATTGGATTTGATATTCCCGCAATACAATTAATTTATCCTGACTTTATTAAACCTACAGGTAGAATTATTGATACCTATATTTGGTCAGCCTGTGTGTTCCCTAATATTAAGGATATGGATTATAGCCTTTATAAGAAGGGGATACTTCCGGCCAGCTTGATCGGATCTTATTCATTGGAGGCCTTTGGATATCGCTTAGGTGTCTATAAAGGCGAATTTGCGAAACAAACTGATTGGGCTGAATGGACACCAGAAATGTCAGCATATTGTGAACAAGATGTGGTCGTTACGTTAAGACTGCTTGACCTATTGAAAACAAAGAACACTTCATGGGAACAAGTTAATCTCGAACAGGAAGTGAAAGCAATACTTCAGCGTCAAGAAGATCATGGGGTATTGTTTGATGTTAAGTCTGGTGAAAGACTGTATAAAGAGTTGAGCGCTAAAAGGGAGAAACTTAGGGAAGATATTCAAAAATCATTTCCACCTTTTTGGAGACGAAAAGGCAGATTGTTTACTCCAAAGCAAGATAATAAACGATTAGGATATATTGCTGGCGCTGCTAATCAGAAGATTGAATTAGTAGAATTTAATCCAAGTTCCAGTGTCCATATTTCTCGTATGTTAATGCAAAAATATGACTGGATACCTACTGAATTTGCTGACAAAGAGATGGCTCCGGTTGAACTTATGTATCAATATAAGAGGTTAGGTGTAACCTCCGCTACTATTCCAAAAGTAGATGATGAGATTTTACAGAGGTTACCTTACCCGGAAGCCAAACCATTATCGGAGTTTCAGATGCTTCAAAAGCGGTGCGCTATGTTAGCTGAGGGTAAACAGGCCTGGCTGTCTTGTTACCATGAAGATACACATAGGATACACGGTAGTATTAATCAGTTTGGTACTGTTACTGGAAGGTGTAACCATTTTAAACCCAATCTTGGACAAGTTACTGCTGCTCATCATCCATATGGAAAAGAATGTCGATCATTATTTATAGTACCTGATGGTTATTATCTGGTAGGTTGTGATGCTGATGGATTGGAGGCTCGATGTAAGGCTCATTACTTAGCTCCATATGATGATAGTCAGTTTATTCAAACTATTCTTGAAGGTAATAAAGATGACGGTACTGATACCCATAGTCTTAATCAAAGTTATCTTAAGTTAGCTTCTCGTAACGTAGCTAAAACTTATTACTATGCTTGGTTGTATGGTTCAGGAAATGCTAATCTTGGTATGATTGCTATGACTGATGATAACTACAAAGATTACGATGGTGATCCGGCAAAGTTAGGGTCAAAAACAAGAGGAATGTTAATCAAGAATTTTACCGGAGTGAAGGCTTTAATAGATGCTGTTCAAACTAAAGTAAAACTTCGTCATCCGAATATGTGGCTAAAAGGTTTAGACGGAAGACGAGTTCCAGTGAGAGCAGTATACTCAGCACTTAATACGTTATTTCAGAGTGCCGGTGCGGTAATCATGAAGAAAGCTATGGTGATAACTCATGATCTTTTATGTCACGAAGGTCTCACTCCCGGAACTGATTACGCACAAGTGCTTTTTGTTCATGATGAGTATCAGTTCGAGTGTAGAACAAAGGAGATAGCAGATATTGTAGCAATAACAGTTCCTGAAGCAATTAAGCTAACAGGAGAGTACTTTAAATTAAGGTGTCCGTTATCAGGATCTTCTAAAATTGGGAAGAATTGGTATGACACTCATTAAAGGGAGGAGGATAAAAGATGATTGAGGGTGTAACAGTAGAGCAGTGTGAAGGATGCTCAAAAAAGATAACTGATAGGTGGAGGCGCTGTCCTATCTATAAAAACCCTGCTGTTATATGGGGAGGACTTGGTTGTTTCTTTAATACAGAAACCAAGACTGTTAAAGCTCATGTCAGGGTTGGTCAGCAGAAACAAAAAACCAGAGGGTTAATGAAATGAAAACAACTACAATACTGTGTATAATAGCAATCATTGTAGGAATAGTTCTATTCTGTGTTGGTATAGCTAATGCTGAATGGAGACAAAAGTCACCATTTGAGTACACTTATTATACTGATTTAAATAAACCAATTGCTATTGTCTACATGAATGAAGACAAATGCTGGTGTTGGGAGGTTGGAATAAATAATTTCCGTGGTGAACATTATTCCGGTGGGGATGAAACAACAACGATGCTCGATGCTGTCAATGAAGTAGAACGTATATTGAGTTATTACTATTATTCATAAGGAGGGTAATACCATGATAAAAGAAGAAGTAAAAGGAATAATTGAAGAAGGTACTTATCAATGTCCAATACCATCAAAGGATATTTCTGAATGTATTGATCGGATACCAACTCATGATACAGTCCCAACGGTACGGAAAGTTATCCGGGAATTAATAAAAGATGGTTGTCCTATTGGGTCTAATAGGGAAGGATACTTTTTGATACGAAATAGAGAGGAATTAGAGTCTGCCTTAGAAAGTCTTCAATCAAGATGTGATAAAATTCAAGAACGAATTACAAACATCATTAATGCTTATCATAAATGTATGCATTCGAGACATTTAAATTTAAATTATCATTTAAAAGATCGGTGCAGATTTTATGTAATTTATCTCGCTGAGTCTACTGGTATACCTTATAGAGCTATTTGGACGATGGCATATCGGAGGCTTCAGAAGGAGACAGGGGTTGACCTTGTTAATTTACCTGCTTGGTATAAAGGTTCTGTACTAAATTATTGTAAAAATAATAATATATTGCATGAACTATATAGTGTACTTTATGCTATGGAAGGAGATTTAATATGACTACTATTAATTCAATGGATGTGGTTGGTCTACCGGATTCCGGTGAGAGGCGTGGGT